ATACTGCGTACCGTCCGTACCAGTAAACTCCCGTCCTACTTTAAGGGTTACTCCGTTATATTTCCACGGCATAATTATCTCCTATCATCGAGAATTAGCAAATTTAAATGGCTGTTCGGCAAAGGCGAGGTATACATATGTATTACCACTCGTATTTGAATCACTCGCACTAGTACGCAACTTAAATCCATTACTTAAAAAATCTACATCGTAATTTGATGTCATTTCAGCACCAGTTGTGTCAGCTTGCAAAACCTCATTCACAACATTTTCTGGGCTTCTTACACTATCACGCAAATTCCAACCTGATGTTGCTGTTACTTCTTTTGTTAAAAGAAACGCTGGCCTAAATCCTGTGAAGACAAACGTGCCATCTGCGGAACCGTTGCCGACATAGCTGCCGACCTTACTGTAGCCGTCAACGCTGTGGAAACAGTAGGCTATAAAGTCATCTCCACTTTTATTTGTTGGGGTTTCAGTGCCTACGCCAAATGTCGTTGCGTTGAAGTCGCCTTCAATAAATGCACCTGCACTACTAAACTCCGCATTGGTTGCGTTGTAAGCCAACACTTTATCTGTAGACATTTTACCCGGAACATAAACATACCAACTAAGCGCACTATCTCTTGACTTAGTTACAACCCATTCGGGGGTCACCCCAAGACCATGTGCAACAGTGCCATTAGATCCTGTGCCAACGTAGGTGACAATACTTATCCCGGCTGTTGTACTAGCACTTAATTTAGTGGCTGGAATAGAGCCAGCAAGTGCAGAACCTAAATTTGATCCATCTATCTTTACAGATCCTGCTGTTGGCGTATTGCCAGCACCAGCAGAATTAGTTGCCGTGGGCGCGCCGCCAGCTTTCCAGTTCCAGCCGACATAGGTTTTGCCGCTGTAGTTTGTGTTCAGATTGCCGCCAACAGAAAACCCATCGCTGTCAAAACTGGTCAAAGTGTCTGAAGCAGCAGCTTCGGCATTAGTATCGTCAGATATTAGAACTTCAGTAACACCACGAACACTGTCGTAAAGCATATTGCGTCTTGTGTCATTTCTGCCTTTGTGCCAGCAAAAATCAGGCTGGAAACCAACACCAGTAATTGAACGAGTTGTCCCATCACCTGACCACAAAACCGTATTAAAGTAATCGTCAGCCTGTTCCTCAGAATTTG